TGGACAAAAAGATAACTACAGTCTAGGTATTGGTTTCTCTATGACGTGGAGCACACCCACTGATAAGAAACTACAGGAGTTGTGTAAGGAAGCAGCAGCATCTAACATCGCATTGATGAATCAAGCACATGCCAATAAAAGGCTTGACTTTGAGATTGCGAGACTCAAGAATTGTGGCGAGTTAATGCAGCGTGGAATTATGTTTAGACCAGGCACAGAGATGGCAAAGATTTGTGCTGATGTGGTGGTAGTTGGTAAAAATGCTATTACACCACACCGTCATACTATTCCCGCCCCTTCAAAGTCCGAATCGCTTTATTCCGAATCCTCTGCTGACCTCGGCGCTCCTTTAGAGATTCGACCTTAACTTTCTTTCCTCTGATAGCAGCAATCTTTTTAATAACTTTCTTGACCGTTGGTTTGACTACTTTCAATAGTAGGTCTGCCAGCGGTTTTGCTAATAGTGCTGATGTTGTAGCGACCACAGCAATACTAGCAGTAGTAGTTACTACACCAGGAGCAGGAAGACCAGCAACAATCTGCTGTGGAATAGAAACTGCTTCTGTGCGTTGAATACATTCATTGCCTACTAGTTCATAGGCAACAACCTTTTTTCTAAATCCTTCTACCAGTGATCCTACAGGTTCTTTTGCTTCCTGTGCTGGTGTGGGACAATTTACAGTGACTGCTTTGTCTGTCTTTGGAGCTGTTGCAGCAGGTGGTTTAACTTCAGGTTGCTCTGGTGGTCTGACTGGTGGCACCTTTTGCTCATACTTAAACTCTAACTCATCCTTATTATAATCTAGAGGATTAAATGATGGGACACCAGCATCACAAAATACTTTGACACCCTTAGGATCATCTTCACTAAGGATGCCACTCTTTTCTTTTCTGGTGTTTTGTTCGTGTGCCTCTACACACCCAGGCATATCAACGATTGGCACACCAACCTCTTGTGTGACTGGCGGAGCAGCAAATATTGCATTAGCATCCGTCGCCCACCTTGGTGGTTGATATGTTTGAATGTCAGGGATTCTTATATCATCAATATTAATTTCAATGTCAGGAATATCCATTAGCAATCATTAAATACTTCACCAACTTGTGATCCAATAGCAGATCCTGCTTTCTGTCCTAAGAGCAATGCCCAACCACCTGCCAACCATCCCACGTAAGGGATGCTAGAGAGCGCAGGAGCGGCGACACCAGCGGCAAGGGCACTACCTGCCATCGCACCTTGTGACCGTGCTCCAGCGTCCGCCGCGATGCACTCTGCGCTTTTGGCATTCGACTTTCCCTCGGCATCAATTGCACCTCCGATATTACGAGTGCCATCCATGGTGTATTGGTCGCGACGATACTCGATACGTTGCTCCGTACTACCACCCAAGAAACCTTTCTTAGATTTGTCAAGATCTAATGATCTTTCAGATTCTAATACCTTAGGATCATTAGCACGATACTCAATTCTATATCCTTCCTTACCTGCTTCTATTGTATAAGAAGAGTAAGGACCACGAGGAAGATTAATTGTGGGAACAGACGGTGGTTCTGCTTTCCTGTCAATCAAATAACCTAGAAGACCCAAGTGTGAGATAGCAAACAATGCACCAGCAGTGCTGATCATTATCTTCCATCCAGATGGTTTCGTTGGTTGTGGTGTTGCTGGAATATAATCTTCTTTCTCGTGGTTGAATATACTCATGGTAATTTAGGGATAGCAGGTCCAGTTACTTCTGGTAGTTCTGGCATAGCACTATCCAACATACCTGGGAGAGCATTAGTGACAGCACCTACAGCAGCTTCAGTAACCTTAGTGATAGCACTCTCTACGAGAGCATCTTTTTGTGTATATAAGTAAGCACCCCCACCAATCAGACTTAAAGAAGTCAGACCAGATAGGAGTGCGATGACGTTAATTACTTTTTGCATGATCAGACCTTAGGTTCGGGTTCTTCTTTTCTCTTGATCTCAGGTGCTTTCTTAGGAGTGCCACCAGACTTGGCAGGACTCAATCCGAACGCAGCTAAAGATCCAGAGAACACGGATGCGATAAAGGTTGGATCGAAATCTAGAATTTTCTGACCGTTTGGAAGTCTTACGTAAGAGAATGTGAGGAGAGAGGCAGACCAAATAAGTACAACAACTTTCACCAAATTACCAAGAACTTCACTTTTATCATCATCGTCTGCCTTTTCCTCTACAACTTTGGACTTATCTTCCGCCATTATAGAGTAGCAAGGCTCCTCTATTTATGCCTGTGCCTCTGTCCAGGAGATACGGAAGTCAATCGCCCTTCTGTTAGAACCACGACCACCACCAATGTTCGTTACCTTAACAGCAAGAACCTCAGGTCCATCAGGGAACACACCAGTTGGATCAGGTGCTGTAGTAGCAGCGAGTTGATCTGTACCACCACCTAAGATGGAGTTAGAGATTTCCTTAACTCTTCCCAGATCGTAGTCAGCAACACCAGAGTCAGCATAGAATCCATAGATGACTTCGCCACCTACAAGTTCGTTAGTAACAATCGATGCACCCTGTGTCAGGTCTGCATATTGTGCTAGTGATGTGCCACCAATGTTTTCCCAAGTTACGGAGTTTGTAATGTTAGGATTCAATACTAGTTCAACAAAGAATGGTCCGTTAGCAGACACCTCAGCAGTTCTAAGAACCAACTGCATTCTATTGACTAGTTCTCTAGCACCAAATGAACCAGGGATACCATTATCAACAGATGGTGCTGTGCGAATAGCAAGAAGTGCTTTGGTCTGACCAGAATTAACTTCTCGTCCAGTTCTAGATCCAACTGTATAAACATATGCTCGGTCATCATCAAAGATACCATCCATAATTACAGATGAACCCCAGTGTGAAATCTGTGGAATAGATGTCGCTTGTATTAGTTCGACTCCAGTTGGTTGAACAGCATCAAAAGCAAAGGTTTGTGCAGCGCCAGAACCCATGGTAATAAAAGCAACCCCAGTTGGGTTCGCAGTTGTAACTGCTTTACTTAAACTAATGCTCGTTCCAGAAATAGAATGAACAAAAGTATCTGCAGGAACTCCAGCACCAATCACACGTTGTCCCTTCTGAATACCAGTTCCAGAACTTACAGTTCCACTAGATGCTCCCGATGCAATGGTTAAATTAACACCCGTTGCGCCTGCTTGTTCTCTTGTTAGATTTGAGAAGTATCCAGATTTAGCAGTAGATAGTGGAGAGATAGCAGACCCAGTTACATCTGTCAATGCAATTGGAGTAGAACTTCCCGCCGTCTCAGTGACTGTAAATTGAGTTGATGAAGGTACTGTAGCAACATAATATACTTTGTTTGCTGCAAGATTTGCAAATGGAGTATCAAATGTAATTGTCTGTACTCCATTTGGTTGCAGACCAGTAGTAGATGTTACCTGAATCTGACTGTTTCCAGATGTTGTGGCAATAACATCTTGAACAAAAGAAACTTTTCCATTGTAATTTACATATTCAACTACTCCTGCAGTACCAGAAGTTGCCCTTCTAATTCTAAGAGTTCCAGAGTCAGGGAAATGTGTTGGAGCATCAGCAATGTATAACGTAGAGTCTCCAGAAGAAAGAGTTTTTGTTGTAGTTGAAGCTGGAGGAACAGTATTAACTTCATAACGAGATGGTAAGTTACCAGATCTCATGTATGCTTCAGTGTTCTGGTTGTTGTTAGGAATCTTGTGTGCATAGATTACGTTACCATCTTGTGCTCTAAATCCCCAACGAATGAAACCAGCACCATACCAAGAGTAGTCCATGTAGAACATCTGCATCTTAGTTGGGTCAATAGTGTATCCAGATTTACCCGATCCATCGCAACGGTCTAGGTTCCATTCACTTTGATCCCACTCAGTCTCTACAGTCTTAGTTACTGGAACATTATTTGCAGAAGGACCACGATAGTCTGGGAAAATAACTAACTGTGTGTCGGAAATGATACCATCAACACGATAAGAAGAACCACGAAGAACAATATAATCACCAGGCTTCAACTGTTTAGCAAACTTAGTTCCTTGACCGTTGGTAGATGTAAAACTAGAAACAAGTGTGCTTCCTTGTGTTACTGTTACCTTACCAGATAACTGGAAAGTAGAAGTTCTACGAACAACACTAAGATTGCCACTAGCGTAACGGAAGAAGATACCATTTTGTTGATCCATCATACCGATTTCCAATCGGTTTCCGTATGAATTAACTGGGGTTACAGTATATTCTCCAGTTGCAGTGGTCTCACTTGGAGCATTGGCAGCAGTATATTGGAACGTATATGGGTCAATTACATTTGTTACATCAAATGTACCATTGTAATTATTATCACCACAACTTCTCACATCAACTTGAGTATCTCTTGTGACATTATGTGCATCTGCTGCTACAACAGTTACTGTTGTACCAGAAGCAGTAATGCTATCAATGTTTTCAAGTGCAGGTTCTAGAATAGAACCAGTGGAGAATGATACACCTTTACCAGACTGGTAACGGAAGTAACGTTTGGTCTGTCTGATTGCTTGCTGGTTCTTAGAAATAGAATTAGTCGAGAACTTAACACCACCATCAAACGCTCTGTGAATTGAGTTGCCTTGTGGTCTGGGATAAAGTTTGATAGTACCAGTAGAAACAGATCCAGTTGGTGCTGCATCTGGGAAGTAATAAAATATCGTAGGACTTTCTACTCTAGCAACAGTCCATGATCCATTTACATTATCACCAGCAGATCCAGTAACTGCAATTTCATTACCAACTTCCAAACCATGAGCTTGTGTGCATTCAACCTTAACCGAATCTGACATAACACCAGCAGTTGGCGTAGATAATGTAACTGTTCCACCAAGATCTGACCCCGTATAATGAATGCCACTGTATAGAGCAGTTCTTGCACTGTCAATAATTGCGCCACTACCAAGAACCCACTCGTACTTTGCTGTGTATGTAAAGTCAGTAGCTCCAGAAGTTCCATCAACAATGAAGACACCATTAGCACCAGGGAATGTAGTGTCTTGAATGTAGATGGCAGTGCCTGCAGCAGGACGTGCTGATTGATTTGTATCTACAGAAACAGTGATCTCTCTGCTGTTATTTACTGCCTGAACATCAGTAATTACAATCTGATCCTGAGACTTATAAGCAAATGGGTTGTTATTGATCATTGCCAACCCTTCCCACTTGGTATCCTGAGTACCATACTCAAAGTCAGTGTCAATTTGAGACTGTGGATTAGATACCTTAGACTTATTTACAGCGTCATGATATGTTTCTGCTGGTTTAATAGTCTCTTCAAAGTCATCGTAAATAATTTGCAACTTGTCAGTGTCTGACATAGATGTAGTATCATATGCCAATGTAACCTGAGTCGTAGTTACATTTCTGATGTCTGTTGAAATGGTATAAGCAGACGCAGTGAGTTCTGGGTCCGAGAAATTATAGATTACTTTGTTGTCGGTAACGTTAGTAATCAGAATCAACTGTTCTCGCTGAATACCACCAGGAATGACTACCTTTCTAGCCGCAGCATCAAACAAGTAGTAATTAGTTTGAATGGATTTCCTTGCCATTACCTATGTTCCTCGGAATATTTTTATGCTTTATCTATTTATCAGACACCGTACTTGCCACGGGTAGCATTGAAGTTTTGAAGAACTTCCGCAGCAGATAATGCTCTCTTATAGACACGGATCTGAGCAATCTTACCTGTATATACGAAAGAATTTCCACCAGATTGATATCTACCTACCTCAACTGACATGGAATTAGGAAGAGCAGGAGCAGGGTTAGTTGCAGGATCGTGATCATAAGTTCCAACAGAACTACCATCTCGATATCCAGTTACCAGACGACCGTTTGAATATGTACATACAAGATGATACCACTGGTTTAAATTCATAGGATCAGGATCTGTAACTGATTCATTAGGAACTCCCGATGCACCACCTCCACGGAATCTTGCTCTACCACTGTTAAAGATAGCAATATCTCCTTTTAATCCACCAAGATCAAGTCCAATTACTCTGGCAGTAAGATCACCATCGTTTGGTGTAAAATTAGAAGTATTAACCCATGCTTCTAATGTAAATTCTTGATTAGCAGCGAACCCAACTAATTCGTTAGGGGGAATAAATTCACTATCAACTCCATTAAACTCTATACATCCATCTTTATAAGTAACACTACTCATTGACGATGTATTTTCTGCACCAGTTAAGTTCTTGACGTTTCCAGATACAGGGGCAACTTCATATACATATGCTGCTCCAACTACACTGTCAGCATATCGAGCAGTAACAACTAGGTATCCATTCGCATCATCATAATCCATAGCGAAACTATAGTTGTCACCTGATGAAGCATTAACATCTGAGCTTTGGAAATTATATTCTCCACGACCCCCAATAGTGTAACTGAATACAGATCCTTGTTTTCCAACAGTTTCAAAGTTTCTAGCACCTACATAAACTCTTCCTCCACCAGCAACCAAAGAATCTTCAGAAAAAGCATCGCCTAATGTTTCGGAATTATATTTGTTTAGTTGTCTAAACATTCTTTCGTCCGTGCCATCATAATACCATGAGTATGCAGCACCAGAACCAGAAGTCTCACCATCTCTACTTGGATGCCAGAGACGAGCAGAGGCAATAATTCTTCCACCATCAATTGCTACTTTCCAACCAAGATAGTCTCCTGTAACACCATCAGATGCTTCGAGGATTCGTTCGTTGTTACCATCTAAGTCATAAACATATACTTTTCCTGTGCTCCCACCTTCTCCAGTTTGAGGAGCACCAACAACTAAGATATCATCTTTGACATCAATAGAATAACCAAACGCAGTATCTAAACTGTCTGGATCAAGGTAAGTATCAGA